CAAGTTTTTCGATCTGAACAACGGCCGGTATGCGGTGACGGTGGATGTCGGCAAAGCGATGGCCACCAAGCGTGAAGAAGGCGCCGCGGCGCTGGGCGATTTGATTCCGCATCTGCCGCCGGAAATGGCGGCGGTGGCCACGCCCGATTATGTGGAGCAATTGGACTTCCCCGGCGCGCAAGGCATTGCCGAGAAGCTCCGCAAGGCGCTGCCGCCGCAATTGCAGCCGCAGGATCCGAACCAGCAGATCCCGCCGCAAGTGCAGGCGCAGATGCAGCAGATGGGCATGCAGCTCCAGCAGGCGCAGCAATACATCCAGACGGAGCAGGCCAAGCAACAGGGCGCGCTGCAGCAGGCGCAGATCCGGGCGCAGACCGAGATGCAGAAAGCGCAGCTCGAGGCGGAAAAAGAATTCAAGCTGCAGGAAATGAAAAACGCGGCGTCGATTGAAGTGGCGCGGATTAGTGCGGCCAAGAGCGCGATCGATCCCGCGGCGGCGGCGGCCGAAGAGCGGCTGTCGACGGGGCTGCAGATGGCGCACGAGGCCGGGATGCAAGCCAGCGAGCAGGCGCACGAGCTCGCCATGGCGCAGCATTCGGCGGCCACACAGGCGGCTAGTCAAGGCGCGCAGCAGGCGCACGATGCCCAGCAGGCGCAGGCGGCGCAGGCTGCGGCGGCGCAGCAGCAGGACGCCAAGCAGGCGGGTGCGATGGCGCAACAGCAGCAGGCGCAGCAAGCCGCGGCCCAGCAGGCCAATCAGAATGGCGGCGGCCAATGAGATGCGGGCTGATTCTCGTGAGCATGGGGCGGCGCGCAGCCTCGGCGCCGAAGTGTCATCGTGATTAGCCCGCAGTGTGTGACCGTGATGCAGACCACGGCCGTGGCGGCGGTGGTGCTGGTGATCTGGCTGATGATTGTCATGTTTCTGGAGGGGCAATGAGACGACTGTTGATCATGCTGGCTGTGGCGCTGATGGCCTCGACGGCCTTCGCGCAGACGATCACGAAGTGGACCATGGCGGTCTACAACGTCGGAGCGGCGCAGCCGATTTCGGCGCCGACGGATTTCGTGATTGGGTCTAACTTGGCCTGCGGGATTGACCCGGCCACGGTGACGGTCTCGGCGGCCAATCCGATGAAAGCGTTGTGGGACGATCCCGCGGTGACGGGGAAAGTGTGCGTCTACACGGACCCGGGCACGGGGCCGCTGTTGTCGACGCCCTTCGGGGGATCGTTTGAAGCGACGTTGACCGCGAGTAATAGCGCGGGCACGAGCCCGGAGAGTGCTCGCGCCCCTTTTACGCGGCCGGGCCTGCCACCCTCTGCCCCGACAGGTCTACGGCTCGGGCGGTGATGATTTGGCTCAATGGGGCGTGGATTCCGATCATGATCTGCGGGGGGTAAGGCTGTGATGTGTCCGTGTTGCGGCGCCAAGGGCGTGCAAGCGATGACCATCCTCGAGGGGCTGCAGGCGCAGGTCTATAAGGTGGCCAGTCTCGTGGCCTTCCTCGGCGCGGCCATTCTCGGCCAATCGGATCTCGTAGGTGAACCGACCAAGCACTATGTGACCGTGGTGTCGATTCTCTGCTCGGCGCTGGTGGCGTGGAACCTCAAACAACATCCCGTCAAGGACGTGGCATGACGAACGAGGAGATGATTGCGGCGCTCGACCAAGCGATTACCCTCACGACCTCTGTCCGCACGGCGCTGGCAGGCGCGGCTCGTCCAATCATCGACGTGACACCGGGGCAGAGCGTGCAAGCCGTGCTGGATTCAGCACCGGCAGGCGCCACGTTGCGATTCGCGCCTGGCGTCTATGATGGCGCCCTGACGATCGGGCAGTCAGTGCATTTCATTCCCCTGAATCCGCCCGCAGACGGACCAGCGACCGCCGATTGTCCCGTCTGGTTCACCAGTAGCGCGCCAGAAACGATCAACATCCTCCCGACGGCCGATAGCGTGGACTTCCTCGGCATCGGCGTGAAGAACAGCAATCCGCAGTATCAACTCGTCACCGTGCGCGGGTCACACATCATGTTTGACCGCTGCACACTGCTCGGGGATCCGCAGCATGGGCAGCATCGTGGTTGGCAGACCGATGGCAAGGTGATGACCATCACGCAATGCTTCGCTGATCATATCTGGCTCGTGGGCTCAGATTCCGCCGTGATCGGCAGCTGGCAGGACTGCGATGGGTTACTGGTCGATGGGAGTTATCTGAGCGGCGGCGCGGAAACGATCATGTTCGGCGGCGCGGATAGTCCGAGTGCCGATCGGATGCCGAAGAATATCCGCATCGTCAACAATGAACTCACTAAGCCCTCGGGCTGTTTCGCCCTTGGCGCGCAAATCAAAAACGCCTTTGAAGCGAAGTGCGTGCAGAACCTGTATCTGGGTAACAACACCCTTCGCTATGCGGGAAAAGCCGACGGGCAAGGCGCGTATAGCATCGTGCTCACGGTGCGCAATCAGGACGGCACGGCACCATGGTCGACCATTGAACATGTGCTGATCGAAAACAACGTCTGCTACTGGGCCGCGGGCGGCGTCAGTTTCCTCGGCAAGGATGACCGCAACGCGAGCGGTCAAATGGATGATGTGGTGGTCCGCAACTGCCGGTTCACCCAATTTGATGGCAATTGGGGCGATGCGCGAGCGGTGTTCTTCAACCAGGGCGTTCGCAACGTCACGCTCGAGGCCCTCACGTTTGAGAACTGCGCGAACATGAGCGCGCTGGGTTACTTCCTGAATGCGCCGAATCAGCCGACCGGTCTCGTGATGCGCAATTGGAAATACATCACATGCCCGACGACCTACGGCTGGATGGTGGATGGCGGCGCGGCCGTGCAACCACCGGCTGATACGAACCTGGCGGCGCTGATGCCGGATCTCGTCTACGACATCACGGCCAACGATCCCGGGGCCACCGTATGACAGTTGATCCGAATCGCCGGAGGCGCGATCATTATCCGATCCCAGGTGAGTCCGAAGAAATGAAAAAACCCGCCGATTTGTGCGTGCTCACGGCGAGCAGAGGCATGGCGGGTGTGCTGGCTCTAATTGTAGCACTCTGGGCCGCTCCGGTCTTCGCGCAGGAACCCGTGAACACCATTCCCGATAAGTTGTCCTATGCGACGGCCGCGGTCAATCCGACGATTGCGGCGATCAAGGCGCTGCAGAGCGAACACAAGGGCTGTCAACTCGGGCGGCTGGCACTGAGCGAAGGCATCGGGAACGTGACGACGATCGTGATCAAGGCGCTCGTGCACTCGCCGAGGCCCTGTCTCGGGTGCGCCGCTGATGGCATGCCCAGCGGCCATACGATGAACAGTTTCATCGGCGCGAGCGCCAGCGGCTGGGCGATCGGCGCGTCATTTGGCATCGCGACGGGCGGCCTGCGGATGACGGCCCATCGGCACACCTTCGCGCAAGTGGCCGCGGGGGCGGCAATTGGGATTGGGTCTGATGTCGCGGGGCGATTGATTCACTGCCCATGACGTATGGGCCTGATGGCGCGTCTGGAATCACAATGGAAGGCGCACGATGATCGCCAGCGTGAGACCGTGGCCCATGAGTGGGCGGTGAGACGAGAGATGGAACAGCGGATGGCTTGGTGGTTATCACTTTCCCGTGAGGCCCGCGAGGCCCGGAAGCAGCGGCTCCGTGAGAGGGCCGAGTGAGTATGAGTCATCGACGCCGCGGCATCCCGACGCCCCAGTTGCGGCTGGGTGTCTGCGACTGTTTCATCTCGGCGCCGTGCTCGCAACGTGTGGCGCTGGATCCGCACCATCCGCGGGCGACCACAAAGATCTGGTATTGCGCCGCCTGTCAGTGTGCATTACGGGCGGATGACTGGCCGGCGCCGCCTGCGCCAGTCCGGAAAGACAAAACGCGGCCTGGGAAAGGACGGCGACACGATGCCCGCGAAATCAAAAGCGCAGCAGAGACTCTTCCAAGCCGCGGAACACGGGGCGAATTTTCCCCTGGCGCGCAAACTGCGCGGGTCGATGACGATGGCGCAGTTAGGCGACTTTGCTCGCGGTTCGATGCACGGTAAACCGGCGCACGTCTCGAAACGGAAAGGACGCTAGAAAATGGCTCGATTGAAAGCCGCCGCGCGTAAATCGCTTCCGTCGTCGGCGTTCGCTGGCCCTCACCGATCCTTTCCTATCGAAAACAAGGCGCATGCGCGCGCGGCGCTGTCGATGGCGCACTATGCCTCAAATCCGGGCGCCATTCGCGCCAAGGTGCATGCAAAATTCCCCAGCATCGGGCATGCGGCGGCGCATGCCTCGCATCCGAATGCCTCCCGGCTCGGAAATTATCTCCATCCGAAGAAGATGAAAGGCTGATATGAACGACGCAGTGACGGCGCCCGATCCGAGCGAGCTTGTTTCCCATGAGCAGGGCGGCCGCACGCTGACGGGTGTCGGCGTCACGACGGAAGCCCTGGCCGAAACGATGGATCGGCATACGCCGGTCGAGGAACCGCCCGCGGCGCCTGCCGATGCGCAGGCCCATGCGCCGAAACCCACACGCGGGCAGCAGCGGTTTTCCGAGCTCACCAAGCGCGCCAAAGATTTCGAGGCGCAGAATATTGAACTCCAGCGGCAGTTAGATGCGCTCAAAGCGCAGATCGCCGCGCCCAGCCCTGCGGCCCCGGCTGCGTCTTCGCCCGCGCCTGCGCCGTCTTCCCCGTCGGTCCCGAACGGGGGGAATTCGGGATATTCCCAACCGGCCTATCAGCCGCCGCCGCAGGGCCGTCCACAGCCCTCCGAAGATGAAGTCGGCACAAAATACAAAACCTACGGCGAATTCGTGATAGACTCCGGCCGCTGGCTGACTGAGCAGCAACAACTCGATATCGACGCCCGGATCCGACAAAGCATCGAAGCGGATCGGGCCTCTCGCGATTTCATGAGTCAGGCCGAACGAACATGGGCCAAGGGCCGTGAGGTCTATCCGGACTTCGATGCGGTGCGCATGAACGGGCCGGGGGCACACGTGCCCATCCCGAATGATCGCGTGGCCGCGATTATTCAGCATCCCGACAGTGCGCACATTCAGAATGCGATCGTGAGGAATGCCGAACTGGCGCAGCAAGTGGCGTCAGTGCATCCGCTGGAATTCTGGCGTCTGCTCGGTTCCCTCGCACCGGCACCGGCAGCCGTTTCACAGGCCTCGACTGCCGCGCCGCCTTTACCAACGCTCCCCGCCCCAATCCAGCCTGTGGGGTCCGGGGGCCAAACGACTGCGCCTTCTCTGTCCGACGTGGCCGATACTGGGAACTTTGAACGGTATCAGCAAGTGCGGAACGAACAACGGCGGCGCAATCGACGGTAAACGCGGGGTGGCCAGATGGCCAATACATTCCTCACGAATTCGGTCGTCACCATGGAAGCCCTCGATGTGTTGGAAAACACAGACGATGTGATGGTGGCGATCAACGGCGAGTATTCCGATCAGTTCAAATTCGGAGGCGCCGTGCTCGGGCAGACGCTGAACATCCGCAAGCCGCCCCGCTACCTGGGTCGTCTCGGGCAGGCGGCGCAGATTGAAGCCATCACCGAGACGCAGGTGCCGCTGACGCTGTCGTATCAGCGGGGCGTGGACACCCAGGTCAGTTCACAGAACCTGACCTTGGACATCGACGACTATCGCCAGCGGATCCTTTATCCGCAGATTGTGCGGCTCTCCAACCTGATCGATCAGGACGTGTGCGCGCTGGCCCAGGGCCTCAACAACTGGGTCGGCACGCCCGGCACGACGCCGACGGCGCTGAGCACCTACGGCTTGGCCAAAGTCAAGCTCGATAACAACGCCTGCCCTCCGGAAGATCGGTATGCCTTCCTGAATCCGATCGCGGATTACACGTTGATGGACAACCTCAAAACATTGTTCAACAGCGTGAAGGACATCAGCAGCCAATACGATACTGGGTCGATGACCAAGAGCGGCACGCTGGGCATGGCGTGGCGGATGGATCAGAATATCTACGTGCAAACCGTGGGCGCGCTCGGCACGAGCACGCCAGTGGTCGGCACGGCACCCAGCAACGGCGCGACGACGGTGTCCACCACGGGATGGCAATCGGGCGCCTCGACGCTGAACGCCGGGGACAAGTTCTCGTTTATCTCCGCGTCCTCGCCGGTCAACGTGGTGAACCCCCAGAACTATCAGGACATGGGGCAGGCCCAGCAATTCGTCGTGACCGCCACCACCTCCGATGTGAGTGGCACGCTGACCATTCCGTTCGCGCCCGCGCTGTATTACAGCGGCCAGCTGCAAAATGTCAGCAATCAGCCCCCGGTCAACGCGGCCATCTACGTCTACGATACGCCCGCGGCCAACTTCTCGACCATCACCGGCAAAAAGACGCCATTCAACATGGTGGCCAATAAGAATTTTGGCACCTTGGCCATGGTCGATATGCCGCTGCCGGGCGGCACGGACCGCGCCTATCGGGCGGCCTCGAAGAAATCGGGCAAGTCGATCCGCGTGATTCGTGATTACGTGGCAACGACCGACCAGTGGATCCAGCGGCTGGACGTGCTCTACGGCACGGCCGTGCTTCGGCAGGAGCTCGCCTGCGTGGTGGGTGGCTAATCATGGCGCTGACGCAGACGACCCTGAGCCTCGCGAAGGCGCCCAACGATAAAACCCTCAAGTTGGCCTCGGCCACCGGCTTGGTGGCGGGCAACTTGATCTACTGCGAAGGCGAATGGTATCGGGCGACCGATGCCACGCTGACGCCCACGATCAACGTGGTGTCGGGCTATAACGGATCGCTGGCGCTGCCGCATGAGAACGGCGCCCCGGCCTTCTTTGGTAGTCCGTTGGACTTCGGCGCGGGCACCTCGCTGCAGAGCGGCGTGATCAAATCCAATACGAGCCCGGCCAGTGTCTCCGGCGCGTATGCGGCCGACACGTATCTGGTGGGCAGCGCGATTCCGGTGCCCCCGTCGGCCTTTGTGCTGGGCATGCGGTATGTCTGCACGTTCGACATGGTCAAGACCGCCGCCGGCACCGCGACCCCGACCGTGATCGTGCGGATCGGGACGGCCGGCAGCACCGCCGATGCCGCCATTCTCACGTTCACGTGGGGCGCCGGCACGGCGGCGGCTGATAGCGGGCTGTTCACCGTCACGGCCCACTTCCGGCTGATCGGGAGTGCGGCGGTGTTGGTGGGTGTCTGCGAATGCAGCCATGCGCTGGCGGCCACCGGCCTCATTTCGACCGGCGCGTCAGGCTTCGGCCAGTTGTCCGTGGTGTCCTCGGCCTTCGATTCCACGCCGGTCAATACCATCATCGGCGTCTCTTTCAACGGCGGCGCGTCCTTCAGCGGCACGAATTCGCTGGTGGAAACCGAACTGAAAGGATTCTGACATGGCCTTGACGGCTACGACACTCTCCGGCGCCAAGGCCCAGAATGACGTGCTGGTGTCCCTCACGTCGGCGTCGGGCATCGCGCCGAAACATCTGATGTTGATTGACGGCGAAATGCTCCGCGTCACCGACATCAGTCTGTCACCGTCCATCGGAGTCGTGCCGGGCTACAATGGCACGCCGGCCGGACCGCACGGCGTCAAGGCGCCCGTGATTTTCGGACCCACGACGGATTTTGTGTCGGCGGGCCTCGTGGCGCCGAACGTGACCTACACGCAGAGTTTCGGCGCAGATGGCGCGATTACCGGTCCCACCGGCGCCGGGACGGTGCCGGTCAACAACACGATCATCTACCTGACCAAGGGCAGCGCTGGCGCCTATACGCTCGCGGCTCCGGCCATCGACCAGCAGAATACGATCATCTTCATTTCGACCACGGCCGCGGCGCATACGATCACGTATACCGCGGGGTTCTATGGGAATACCACCTCTTCGGACATGGCGACGTTCCCGGCGACCATCAACGGGTGTTTCACCATCAAGGCGCAGAACGGCACTTGGGCGCCCGTGGCGAATTGCTCGAGCGCAGGCGTGACGCTGGGATAACGGCTTGTAGGAAGGGGAGTCTATGGCGAAGAAGCACACGGACGAGTGGCAGGAACCGGAGGCCGCGCCCGAACAGCCGCGCGTGGCCGACATCTTGTCGGGGCCTGAGCAGGTCGGCGGCTATCCGCGCCTGCTCTGGGCGCCTGACGGGACTGAGATCACGGTGTATGACAAGGCGACCCATGCGGCGAAGGTGGCCGAGGGTCACAAGGAAGAACCCTAATGGATTTATCGCCTGAACTTCTCGCGCAAATCCAGCAGGCTATTAACAACGGATCCCTGACCCTCTCAGGGATGGCCGCCCGGCAGGCCTCGCCGTTCAAACCGCGGCAGCTACATGATCTGCGGCTCCTGCCCACGGCCGACGACCCGCGCCCGACATTCTTCTGGTCGGCAGTCGGGCCGCGCGACGATCCGGAGGCCAACAAGACGCATCCCTATCCGCGCCTGCTCTGGGCGGTGGATGGCACGGAAATCTGCGTGCGGTCGAAGTCAGACCACGATGCGAAGCTGGCGGAAGGCTATGTCGAAGTCGATCCGGGCCTCGTAGCGCCGGACCCGATGGCCGATATGCGGATCATGCTGGCGTCCCTGTCGCCTGCGGATCGGGATCTGGTGGTCAACGGCGCCAAGCGCGCGCAGATGCAGGCCATTCAGGAACAGTTGGCCGAATTCTCGGCCGATGATCTGGAGGCGCTGGTCGGCGGGCTACCGAAGGCGAACGGGACCGCGAAGAAAAGTGCATGACCGAAATTGTCCCGTTCATCGCCGTGCCGGTCGGAACCATGCGCTGCATCGCCTGCAGTGATAACAAGCGGTTTCCCGGCAAGATGTGGTTGGGCCGCAATCCGGTGACGGGCACGGATAGCGTGGTGGATTGCCCAGAATGCAAGGGCACGGGACAGGTGCCGCGCTACAAACATATCGACGTGCGCACGGGGAAAGAGATCGACTACGAACGTCCGGGGCAGCGGTTCGTATTGCAGGCCGATGGCCGCCCCGCTCTGACAAAGGATCTGACTCATGGCTGATCGGTCTTACACGGTATCGGGCGACAACCAGACGGTAGTAGCCTCACCCCAGTTGGTGTTCCTGAACCCCAGCGCAGGCGGCGCAGGCGTCCCGGGTTTTGAGGTGCTCCGGGCGTGGGTCAGCCAGCGCGCCAACGCCACCAGCGCGCAGCAAGGCGTCTGCCTCGGCACGAAGGTGACGGTCTTCCCCACGATGGTGAGCGCCACGCCTGCCAAAACGTCCCTGGGCTTGCCCACGGCGAACTTGGTCGGCAATACGACCGGCGCGGCGGGCACGGCCGGGATTAACTCCAGCGCGAACGGCGGCGGCGCGGAAATCAAGGTGTATCCGGACAATTTCAACGTCCTGAACGGCTGGCTCTGGGTGCCGACGCCTGCTGAGACGATGCAGTTCATGCCGGGCGGCACCAGCGGCTTTTTCAGTCAGTTCACGTCGACGCCCGGCACGCTCACCGGCTGGTCCTTCGGCGTGGTCTATCGCGAAATCGGCTAAGGCCGGAAGGGACGGAGCTGGCTGCGGCTGGCTCCGTTTTTCGTCTCATGCCGACGTTCTATATCCCTCGTCTGGTCGGGGGCATGTTACCGACCGCGCTCGCGCAAGGGGCCATTACGGGCCCTGCGGGCGTATGGACGAACGTGACGCCTGCCGGGGTCGACATCACCGTCGGCCCGAATGCCGTCGTGACGGATCCGACCCTGCAGGGCCGGATGTTTGCGCAGTTCGCGGGCTCGCTGGCGGCCAACGGCATCTATCAATCTCTCGACTACGGCCTGACCTGGACGCAAATTAACGCCACCATGACGGGGCAGATTTCGATTGCCCCGAATGGCACGCTATATCAAGGCGGCATTGCGGGCGGCGGCCTCGGGTTTTTCGTCTCCACCGATCATGGCGTGACCTGGACGAATCACAGCGTGACGCCCTTTGCCACGCAGGATGTCTATCCGCCGAGCGTCGATCCGAATGACTCCAACCATCTGATCATCACGCGGCATGAGGCGAACGGCTTGGCCGAATCGACGGATGGCGGATCAACGTGGTCCGGCATCACGTTAGATGCTGGGATGACGGGCGCCACGGGAACCGCCTTCGCCTTCTTCATCAATACCGGCACGCCCAGCACGACCCGAACGACGTGGATCTGGACGGCGCAAGGCACGGGCGGCGCATTCGGCACCTGGCGCACGACGAATAGCGGCAGCACCTGGACGCATGTGGACGCGGCCGAACATCCGCATGGGGCGATGCAGATTTATCAGCCCGATACCAGTGGCGTGGGCTATCTCGGTGAGATTTATTCGGGGCTCGGTCAAGGTGTGCTGCGCACCACGGATTACTTTGCGACGTTCACGCATGTCGGTGATGCGGGGCTGAGCCAAAGCGGAGTCGTCAGCGGCACGCCGAACAATATCTATTCGTTCTATGGCATTGGGGGCAGCGGTCCGGCCTACCAGACCGCGGCACAACCGGGGATCACCGGCTGGACGGCGCCCACCGTGCCGATGTCGGCCGGGGCGGCCATGATGGCCACGATCACCGACGGGCGGCGCTGGGCGGTGCTGGGGGCGTGTTGGAATGCCGGGATGTGGAGGTTAATTGAATAATGGCGAGTCTGAGCGGCTCCGTCACCACCACGAATCCCGATTTCAATATTGATACCACCGATGGTCAAGGGAACGCCATCACCACGACAGACTGGGTCCATTGGACAAATACCGGGGGCACGTCACAGCGGAAGTCCGGGGGCGGTTCACTGATTTCGAATTACACGGCCTTCAACGGCCTTGAAAATCAATTTACCGGGTATGCGCGCACCATTTCCTGGACGAATGGCACGCCAACCGCCAGTGGCTCCGATCAAACCGGCATCTATCTCGCCGCGACTGGGGCGGGTTCGGGGTTTACGTTCACCTTTCCGGCGGATTCGCTGGTGCTCCGGACGGCCTATGTCTTCATTGGAGGCTTTCAGAGCACGCTCAACTTTACGGCGCATCTCTCGGATTCCTCCGCGACGGATTATACGGATAACGGGGGGGGCGATACGGGAGCCAATTATGTGCGCAATTACAAACTCACGTATCAATCGGCCTCGGATTCCCAAACCCTCACCATTACGTATTCACTGGCCAGTGGGGCCGGGAATGTCAATATCTTTGGGGCCTCGTTAGTCGTCGGCGTGGCTGGGGCCACCTTTGTGCCCCATCAGGTCTATATGATGCCCTTCCTGGCGCAGTAAATGGCGATCTGGTATCCGCCGCCGCCGCCGGCTCAAGGGCCATCCGCGGTGACGCCGCCGATCCCGCATACGGTGGTTGCGAATCCGCCCGACAACCCGCCGCAGCGGTTTCGCGAGACCGTCACCTATCTGCTCGTGGTCAACGCGTGGCCGCCGACATTAGAGCCACGGTTGCCCTATCCGGACGCGCAGCAAGTCAAAAACGCGGCGGTGATTCCAGCCCCGCCGGTCTCGGCGACACCGTATCGACAGCCGAACGCGCACATTCTGGCGCAGTGGGATCCCCTCCAGATTGAAGTGGTCGACACGTTTGTCATTCCGCAGAGCGCGCCCGATTCACCGCGTCCGGGCGGCCCGTTGTCCACGGCAGCACTGAATCTCTTGGTGCGCAGTTGGGATCCGATTCCGCCTGTGCCGCCGAAGGCGCCCCCAACGGTCTGGGTGCCGTTGCCGTCTCCGTATACCGCGGTCGGGCCGATTGTCGCGGCAAACCTGACGCTGATTGAACAGCAATGGATCCAGAATTGGCCAGCGCAAACGCGCGCGCCATGGGCGGGCTGGTTCAGGCTACCCGACGTGCATCAGGTCAGCATTCCGGTGCCGTGGTGGGTGTATGCGTCGTGGATTCCACCCGCGCCCTATCCGCCGCGACCGGTAGCGGTGGCCACGGCCGCCATTCCGCCGCCGCAGCCCCCGCCGCCCGGGCCGCCGCTGACTCTCGCGAATCGGCTGGTGCTGCGGCAGTGGGCGCAGGACTGGGGGGCGCAGGCGAATAAGCCGGTGCAGGAAGTCAGCGTGGTCATTGCGTTCCGGCCGGAGTGGGCGGCGCAGGCCAATCAATACATCGGACCCAATGGGTTCCAATCGATTATCAAGTGATGGCGATTCCCTTTCGCAACACCCCGGGCTGGGCGGTCGGCGCCGAAATGATCGTAGAAATCGGCGGCGGCCCGTTCGCGGGCACCGTCACTGTCTATGTCACGGGCGACGGGGGCACACAAACGATCGGGAGTGTGGGATCGGGCCTCTGCGCGAATGAGGGAAACGGGTATTATACGTATCGCCCAGCTCAAGCGGAAACGGATTACACGCTGGTGGCGTTCACGTTTATCGGCGCGGGGGCCATTCCGGTAACGACGCAGATCCCGACGATTGGGGCGCACTAATGGCGATTCCGATTCGCAATACCACCGGCTGGGTCATCGGCGCGCAGATGATCAGCGCGTCGACGGGTGTGGCCTATGGCGGCACGGTCACGGTCTATGTGACGGGCGATGCGGGCACGCAAGTGCTGGGCGGCTACAACGGCGGCGTGGCCATTGCCGAAGGCAACGGCTACTACACCTACCGGCCGCTGCAGACCGAAACCGATTTTACTTACGTCGGGTTCACGTTCGTCGGCTCGGGCGCTATTCCGACCACCATTCAGGTCCCGACGGAAACCGCCACGCAGGCCGCGGCGGTCATCGGCACCACGACCACCCTCGCCTATACCGTGCGCAGCATCATCACCGATGCGCTGCAGGAAATTGGCGTGCTCGCGGGGGAGGAAACATTAACCGCGGCGCAGGGGCAGATCGGGCTGCGGCGCGTGCAGCAGATGATCGACGCCTGGGCGGCCGATCAACTCACGCTGTCGCGACAGTTGCGCACGGTATTTAGTTGGCCGTCCAATGTCTCAGCGGTGCAGGTCGGGCCGGGACAAACCGTCGATATGGTGCGGCCGGTGTGGGTCAGTGAAATCACCTATGTGAATCCGGGCACCAATCCCGGGGTCGAGGTGCCACTCGGGCTGATGGATGAGGATGCCTATGCCTCCATCTCCATCAAGGGCCTGCAGTCAGGCCTTCCGATGCAGGCGTTTTACCAGACGAATCTGGCCGATGCGAATGGCACGCTGACGATCTGGCCGGTGCCGAACCAGGGCCTGACGATGGTGCTCTATACGCCGCAGGCCGTGGGTGTCCCGGCCACGCTCGATAGTGTGCTCCTCGGGCCGGAAGGTTATCAGTCGGCGTTCCTGTATCAGTTGGCGCTGCGTCTGTGTATGCCGTTCGGCGTGGCCGTGCCGGATCTCCTGCCGCGGATGGCGGCCACGGCCTTTGATGCGATGAAACGGCCCAACGTGGAACCGGGCGTGATGGGCATCGATGCGGCGCTGTCGCCCGGGCTGGGCGGCGGTTACAACATTCTGACGGACAGCACGACGTTCAGTCGATAGGAGCAGTATGGCGACACCACTGTTAATCAACGGGTTGTCGGGTCTGTCGAATACCCCGATTTTCATCGACGGCCCAGGTCAGAAGATTTTCGACATCGTGGCGTATAACGCCAGTGCGGCCGCGGCCTTTGTGCATTTCTATGATTCGGCGCTGGCACCCACGGTGGGCACGAGCGTGCCGGTCTTTACCGTGGGGCTGAATACCCTGGTCACGTCGACCATTGCCCTGCAGGATGTCGGGGGCTTGTTCTTCAAAAACGGCATCTGGGCGGCGGCGACGACCACCCTTGGCGGCTCGAGCGCGCCAGCCACGGCCCTCGCAGTGAGTGTCGGCATTAGCTAATGCCGTCATATCCGGGGTTCATCGGGCCGAGTTATCAGAGTGTCAGTTACATGGCTGACGCCGAACGGCTGATCAATCGCTTCCCTGAGGCGAATGAATCGAGCTCGGCGCCGAGCCCGTGGGTGTTGTTGCAGTGTCCGGGGTTTCGGTTCGTGGCGCAACCGCCCTCGGCGGCCCTGGGCCGCGGCATCTTCTCGCAAAACGGGATCACGCTCTTTGTCGCGGGCAATGTGCTGTATAGCCTGAATGCGGACAACAGCGTCACGGCGCGCGCCACGCTCGCGGGCGATGCCAACCCCTGCACGTTTATGACGAATGGGGATGCGGGCAGTCAAGTCGGCGTCACCAGCGGCAACCAGTTTTATGTGGTCAGTGTGCCGGGGTTCGGCGTCACGCCTGTGACCACGACCGGCGCCACGATGTGCGGGTTCCTTGACGGCTTTGGGTTCATCCTCGACGCCTCGAGCTCCACGCTGCAAGTCACGAACTTTGAAAATTTCCTCGTCGTCAATCCCGGCAACATTGCACAGCGCACGGCGGGCTCTGACCCGTGGCGCGCGCTCTATATCGTCAACCGGCTGGCCTATCTGCTCGGGGAACGCACCTCGGAAGTCTGGTGGAACAACGGCGGGGCGCCGTTCCCGCTGGCGCCGATTCAGGAGGGGTTCATGCAGGAAGGCATCGGGGCGCCGTTCTCTGGGGCGCGGCTCGATACCTCTCTGCTGTGGGTGTCGCACAACGATCAGGGCCGCGGCAAGATCGTGGCGGCGAGCGGCTATACCCCGCAACGGGTCTCGACGCATGCCGTAGAGGCCTCACTGCAGACATATAGCACGCTGGCCGATGCGATTGGTTTTTCCTATCAGGAAAACGGCCATACGTTCTACACGGTGACCTTCCCCACGGCACAACGGACGTGGTGCTATGACCAATCGTCTTCGTTGTTTCATGAGCGTCTTTACTGGAATACCACTCTGGCGACATGGACCGCGTATCGTCCTGGGTTTGCGTGTTCCGATACGGCTCGGAACTTGGTGCAGGATCGGGCGACGGGCGCGATCTATGAGATGACCACGCAAGTGTTTACCGATGTCGACGGCGCCATGATTCGGCGCCTCCGGCAGCCGCCGCGGCTCTCGTTCGATCAGCGCCGCTTCATTACCAACAGCATCGAACTCATCGCGGACAAGGGCAACGGGCTGGTGATGGGGCAAGGCGCGCTGCCGCAAGTGATGCGGCGCACCTCAAAGGACGGCGGCAAAACGTGGGGGAACGAACACTGGGCCACGAGCGGCCCCATCGGCGCGTTCGGCACACGCATTCGGTGGACGCAGTGCGGGCAGGCGCGGAATCGCGTGGACGAATTCGTAGACACCGATCCAGTGTTCGCGCCCTGGGTCGATTGCGTCATTAACGTGACGCTGGGGACATCATGAACCTTGAAGAAATTCTGCAAATCGTGGAAGCGGTCACCAAGCTCGTGGAAGCCCTGAAAGGCCTGGGCCTCGATGCGTCTGGCATCAAACTGCAAACCTCGCAGCCGGTGGACCTCTTGGCGCTCTTCAAGCAGCCATCATGACCTACATTTTCGACATCAAGGATCCGACGCCCATCTATCAGCGGTGTCGCGTCGACCCGTCGCAGGCGATGCCGGGCTATGTCATCGTCTATCGGCATGTGCTGCCTGGCCAGACGCCCGTGGCGATGGTGGTCGAGCCGTCGGGACTGGTTCGGGATCTACGTCCTGGCGAAAATCCGGATAGTCCATGGTGCTGGGCGGCGCACTATGGTGACCTATTGGTCTATGACGATGCCGCAGTCGGCGCCGCCGACAACACGGCGGCCGTGGTGATGTTTCGGTTCGTGGGATGAAAGCCTCGTCCGTGGTGCTCATCGGCGGGCGGTCGGGCTCGGGTCTCGGGCCGCAGATTCCGCCCGTGCGGCGCGCGCCGCTGCCGCCGTTCGTGCCGCCCGTCAACTATCGCACGGTGCTGCCATTCATCGCGCCGAGTCAGCGGGATCTGCATTTCTATCGCGGCAACTTTTGCGGCATTCGGCTGGACGGGGCACCGAGTGTGCCGGGATCCAATCATGACCATCCAAGCCTCATCATGGCCGCCCTGCTCGACAACTACCCAGCCGAATGGCAGCACGCCTATCTCATGGAGTATGCGCAGAACGGTTATACGCATCTCCAACGTAGTCTGGGCCACGCCCTTTACTACGGCCACAGCCTGGACAACTACATCAGCCTCTCTCGTGTCGCCCGCGAACAATATGGCCTCTATTGCGATCACTGGCTGATGGGTGGCGGCGAGGGCACCGGCTGGGCCTTCAAGGCGAAGGATCAGACCGTGGACTACTGGCGGCCGTTCCTGACGCCCTACATCAATGCGCTCGTGGGCGCAGGGGTGATGGATACCTGTTGTGTCGGGTGGCAGTTGGATCAGTTCAACATTCCCGGCAATGTGCTCATCGGGATCATTGCGTGGATGGCACAGGCCGTGCCGCAGTCAGTGCCCCTCTTTACGCACTGGGTGAACGAGGCGCTGGCCTGGTGGAAGGATGGCGGCGAAGTCTGGACCGACGACTATACCGGGAGCACGAACGTCGACAATCGCTTTACGTGGTGGTGGGTGATGCAGCCCTATCTCACGGGCGGGCATCATCAAGGCAGTAATGCCATGGCCATCGGTGACCCGAAGCAATATCAAGATCGACTGCTCGATACCTTGGACCCGTTCGGCGGCGATCTCAGTAAAGGCGATATGGGCCAATCGCACCGGGACGGGGTTCGGCCGTTCGCACTGACCGCGTTTGAAGTCACGGCGCAATATCAGTTTGATGCGCAGTGCACCGAGGATCAGGGCGATCTGGCGGGCTATCTGGCGATGTGCACGACATCGCCCACGGGCCTGCCGATGGCGGGATACGGCAATGGCGCGCGACGCACGGATGGTTTGTGGTTGTAGACGTGGGGCTAACCCTGGGCGCACTCCAACAGATGGTGGAGCAAAACGACGACAAGAATGAGGAAGCGCATAAGCGACTGCGGGGAGACCTCCGGACCGCAGAAGACAAGATTTATGACTATGAACGGCGGTTAGCGGCGCTGGCGATGCAGATTACACGGCTGGAACAGGCGCCCCCCCCGGATGTGTCCTCGTTGCGGTTTCCGCTGCCGATTGTGGTGGCGGTGGCGGCAGGGTTCATTACCATCGGGGCCGGGATTTATAAAGCGCAAGCGGATGTGCAGGCCTTCCATGCCGAATTCGTCAATCGGATGGAAAAGCAGCAATGGGAAGCGGCGAGTGCGGCGAGTAAGAGCGAAGCGGCGACGATCAATCTGAAAGAAAGTTTGAATAAGCTGGATGCGCAACAGAAGTTACAATATGCCGAATTTCAGCAGTTTCGGCAGGACATTGCGCGGAGATTAAAGTAATGGCAAACGGGAGTTATTGTTGCGCGATTGGCGTGTGCTGCCCGCCTGATTCAGCCGCGCGGCGCGCGGCGCTGATTGCCGAACTGTCGCACGGGATGGCTGAGAAGGGCGTCATCGCCGATGCGGCGGTGAAAGTGAATGGTGCAAGCCTCCTCGAGCACGTCGCCGACTGGCTCATTGCGAATGTCGACATGGTGCCCAAAGGCATGATCGATCTGTCGCGGATCGTCGAGTTGGTGAAGAAGTCGGGCTAAATGCCGTCCGCGACGCCGAGCCCGATCCCGGTCAAGTCGCCCGTGTTAGAAGGCGACAAAGTGAGTTTTACGTGGGCGCAATGGCTGGTCGGGGTGCTGAATGCGATCAAGGTGACGCCGGGCAACTCGCTGCCGGTGACGGTTGCGACGTTACCGACTCCGGTGGCGGGCATGCTGATCGTGGTGACAGATTCGACGGTGAACACATGGGGATCGGTTATCACGGGCGGCGGGGCCTTCACCGTGGGGGCCTTTTACAACGGCACGAATTGGACGGTGGCGGCGAAATGATGGCGGCCAAGCCTGAGACGAGGAAGGAACCGAGCGTCATCCGGTTCCGACAAGCGGGTGCCGAGGATGTGCCGGAGCTCGTGGCGATGCTGCGCCAGTTCGTCACCTCGACGCGGTATCGGAAGTATGTCGGGGAGAATCCGGAGGCCCTGCGCGGGTTTCTCTTGGGCATCATCGAACAGCCGACGGCGGCGATTTTCGTCTCGGAGCGGGCTCATCGGGTCACGGGCATGATTGGCGTGCTGGGGTGTGTGCATCCGATGAGTGGCGAAAAGTGCGTCAGCGAATTGTTTTGGTGGCTCAATCCGGCCGAGCGCGGGGCGGGGGCGTGGCTGCTGCGGCGCGCGGAAAAGTGGGCCCTGCACTACGGGGCCACCTCGATCCAGATGGCGGCGCCGGTCGATAAGCCGCGCGTCGCCGAGACGTATGCCGCGCTCGGCTATGAGCCGATGGAAACGTCGTTTCACAAGAGGTTGCCATGAGTTTATTTACCGGCGCCACATTGCTTGGCATGGGCCTGGCGGGCGGGCTCGGCTCGGCGGCCATTCAGGCACATCAGACCGGCAAGGCGGTCGACGCGCAGACCAATGCGGCCAATCAGGCGCTGGCGCTGCAGCAGCAGGTCTATAACGACCAAAAGCAAAACGCCGCGCCCTATCAGCAATTGGGCACGTCGACGTTAGGGCGGCTCGGGCAAATGGCGGCGCAACCGGCCAACCAGTTCAACCCGGCCAACTATCAGGGCGGGGTTCCCGTGCGGCCACAGGGCTTACCGCAGATGCCGCAATTGCCCCCGCAGCAAGCGATGGGCAGCGGCCTCGGCACGATGGCGCCGGGGCAGACACAGGCGGGGAATGCGGGGAATGCGGGCGGTGGTGACAATACGGTGACCATCCAGACGCCGGACGGGCGAATCCTGCGCGGGTTCCCGCGCGAGCGCGTGGCGGAAGCGCAGGCCCGCGGTGCCAAGGTGGTCTAAATGGCTGATTGGTTCGATCAAGCCATGCAAGGCGCTCCGGCCGTGCAGCAAGTGGCCACGGCGCCGGATGGCGTCCCTGTCTATTCGGATGGGAATGGCCAGTATTACACGCAGAATGGTGACGGCAGTTATACGCAGCAATTTCAAGGCGGGCTGCCGGATTGGCTGTCGCAGGCGGTCGGCGGCGGTCAGAGCTCGGCGCCCACGGATCCGTTGCGCGCGCAGATTGCCCAATGGGCCGCGATGCCGGGCGCCGATCCGTCGCTGGCGAATGACCCGAATTACTGGGTGAATGCCATCAATAGCCGTGGCGGCCTGACCGATGCCAATCGGCAGTATTGGCAGAATGCCAGCGTCGGCCCGTCGGCCTTCTTCAACAATCCGAATCGTGAAGGCGGCGGCGGGTCGAGTTCGCTGGCGTCCTTGGGCGGCGGCTCGGGTGGCGTGGCGGGGCAGCAGTTTCAGCAGGCGCCGCAAATGCCGTCGATGCCTGCGCCGGCGCCGTTCACCGGCAACACGAATTACAACCCAACGGGCATCAATGCGCCGTCTCCCCTGCAGGCGCAGCAGGTCAGCCCGCAGTCCGTGGCGCAGCCGGGACAGGTGACGCCCCAGCCGATTAGCGTGGGCAACATTAATGCCCCGGCGCCGCTGCAGGCGGGCACCATCAACGCGCAGGGCATGGCCGCGCCGGGCAGCATCACGCCGCAGATGATTCAGGGCACGTCGGTCAGCGCGCCGAGTGCCTTGAATGCGCAGACGCTGGCGAATCCGGCCGGATTCCAAGGGGTCAGTAAAGCGGATCTCGAGGCGGATCCGGGCTATCAGTATCGGCTGCAGCAGGCGCAGGATGCGATCACCAATAGCGCCGCGGCGCAGGGTATTGCGCGCGGGAGTAACGCCTGGAAGGCGCTGATGCAGCAGGCCAGCGATATGGCCTCGCAGCAGTATCAGCAGACCTATGCTAACAAGTTCGGGGAGTGGCAGGCCGGGATCAACAACACACTCAACACCACGGCGGCCAACAATGCCGCGCTGGCGCAGGCCTACGGCCTCACGAACCAGTTCGGGCAGAATGCCGCGCTGGCGAATCAGGCCAATGCGCTGAACGTCGGGCAGTTCAATGCCGGACAGGCCTATAACGCGCAGGCGCAGAACATTGCCAATCAGATGCAGGCGGGGCAGTTTAATGCCGGATTGAATTACAACCAGCAGGCGCAGAACATCGCCAATGCCCTGCAGGCCGGTCAATTCAATGCGGGCATGAACTACAACACGCAAGCGCAGAACATCGCGAATCAGATGCAGGCGGGCCAGTTCAACAGCAGCCAGAACTATAACGCGCAGCTGGCGAACATCATGAACACACTGGGCGTGAATCAATTTAACGCCCAGCAGATCCTTCAGGCACAGTTGGCCAACCAGGGCGCCAACCTGCAGGCGGGCCAGTTCAACGCCGGGATGGACTACAACACGCAAGCCTTGAACGAGGCGAATCGGTTTGCGGCGTCACAGGCGAATAATGCGAATGCGCTGAATGCCTACAATGCGAGCCATAACGCGGCGCTGGGCACCTATCAGGCCAATGTGCAGAATGCGCTCGGGCTCGGACAATTGGGGCTCGGCTATCAGCAGGCGGCGAATGCCTACGGGCTCGGGCTCGGTCAACTGGGGCTCGGCTATGCGAACTTCGGGCTGAATCAACAGGGGCAGAATTACAACCAAGGCCTGTCGACGTTCAACGCGAATCAGGGCGCGCAGCAACAACTGTTCAACAATAACTACTCGCTGGCACAGCTCGGGCTCGCGGCCAATGGGCAGATTGGGAACTTCGGCCAGAACTATGCGAATCAGGCCGGGAACCTCTACACCGGCATCGGCAATGCGCAGGGGGCCGGATCGATTGCCAATGGGAACAACTGGGCGAATGCGCTAGGCCAAGCGGGCACGTATGGCCTAATCGGGATGTATGGCGGCCTCGGACAGCAGCCGCAACAACAGACGTGGAGCCCGAATAGTAACGGCGCTGGCGCGGTTCAATCGCCGTATTTCGCGTATTAGGTAAAGGATCACGATTATGGGCTGGCTGAATCCGTCGCAGGGCGGGCAAACGTCATTCTCGCAGTTGGGACAACAGGCGCAGTCCCCCACTATGGGCGGCGGCGGCTGGGGCGGGAATACGCCCTCATGGGCCAGCGGGGGCG